GCGACGCGCACATCTACAGGAACCACCTCGACCAGGTAAGGACGGTGCTGGCCCGCGAGCCCTTCGACCCGCCTCAGCTCCGCTTCGACGAAGAGGAGACGTCGCCCTTCAACTTCAAGCCCCACCACGCCTCGCTGGTGGACTACGCGCACCACCCCGCCGTCAAGGCGCCCATGAACGTCTGACGCAGGTCGGACACACCACCACTCCAAGGAGCACACATGCACTTCCTCGTTCGCATCAACCGCGGCCCGTTGCCCGACGGCGAGCTTGCCGCCTATTCCCGCCGCATCGCCGCTTGCCTGTCCTGCAACGGTTTCTGTCATGCCAATGGCGACCCGATCGAGGCACACAACGTGGCCGAAGCATCGATCGGCCGCCTCAGCCAGTCCAACTTCGACGACGTCACCGACTTCCACTTCAAGTTCGACGTGCCGACCTCTCCGGTGCCCGCGTGGCTGGACCTGCAGGCCATGCAGTTTCGCACCCGGTTCCTGCAGGAGGAGCTGGACGAGTTCGGCGAGGCCTATTTGGACGGCGACCTGAACAAGGCGTTCGACGCCCTGCTTGACCTGGCCTACGTCGCCTTTGGCACGGCGCATATGATGGGCCTGCCGTGGCAGCAGGGCTGGGACCGCGTGCAGGACGCGAACATGCGGAAGGTGCGGGCCAGCAGTGCATACGACGCCCGTTCCACCCGCAAGTCGACGCTGGACGTCGTCAAGCCGGAAGGCTGGAAGGCGCCGGACCACGGCGACCTGGTGCGGCCGGACGATGGCAAGCCGGTGCCCACCTTCGTCACGGCGGACCGGGCGTTGGTCTACGGCCCGCGCCCGGCGTCTGCCGAACAGACGGACCTGGAACGGGCGCAGCGCGCGTTCGTCTACGGCGTTGACCCCGGCACTGTGAAGCCGGCCGAGGGGCTCTGACCGTGAGCCGCCCATCCCTCGACGAGTACCTGATGTCGCTGGCGGCGGTGGCGGCCCTCAGGACCACCTGCATCCGTCGCGGGGTGGGCTGCGTCCTGGCCGACGCCCATGGCCGCGTGCTGTCGGTCGGCTATAACGGCGTCGCCCGCGGACAGCCTCACTGCAACGAAGGCTTTGGCATTGCCAGGCCAGGCGAGCTGCAGTACTTCCCGCATGCCTGCAAGGGCCACGACCTGCCGCCAGGCCAGGACAGCTGCGAGGCCATCCACGCGGAGCAGAACGCCCTGGTGCAGTGCAGGGAGCCGGACCTGATCGTCACGGCCTACGTGACGCTCTCGCCGTGCAAGGCCTGCACGAAGCTGCTGCTCGGCACCATGTGCACCAGGATCGTCTTCCTGGAGGAGCACACGGACCTTGCCCCGATGGAGCTGTGGCGCGGCACCGGAAGGACGGTCGAAAGGCTGCCACGGTCCAACCACGATCTTCCCTGGGAGCTAAAGTATCGAGGCACGCCGTACGCCTCGAAGAAATGACAAAGGGCTCCCAAGGGAGCCCTTCTTTGTGGCGCGGCCTACTGTCTCAGCGGCAACCTGGACGCCGCCTCCCCGACCTTGGTGGCCGCGGCCCGGGTGGCCGGGCTGGACCCGAAGAAGAAGCCGTTGGCCTGGGACGCGTTGAGCAGCAGCCACTGCACCGCGGAGCCCACGATGCCTCCCAGCATGGCCGCGATGCCCGGGTCGACCTTAAGCTCGGTGGACGAGCCCATCAGCCAGAAGCTGGCCGCCAGCACCAGGGCGACGCAGAAGTAGCTGGCCGCGTTGATGAAGTAGCCCAGGCGCAGGATGCCGACCGTGCCGGCGTTGCGCGACCGGGCGTCCTGCACGTCCAGCATCTCCTGCTTCCTGTCTTCGGACTCCAGCTCGCGGTACCGCACCTGGGCCGCGAGCTGCGCCTTCTTCAGGTCAGCGTCCGCGGCGATCAGGGCTGACCGCTGCTCCGGCGTGAGGCCAGCCTGCAGCGCGGCCGAGATGGAGGCCTCGTCTTCCGGCACGCCGAGGGCCTGCGCCACCACCTTGGCCCCGGCCGATGCCACCACGCCGATCGGCCCGCCCACCAGGCCGGCGAGCACCGGGGCAACGGTGCCGAGCGCCTTCTTCCAGTCGAAGCTCATCGCAGGTCTCCCGTCCTGGCGCGGAGCCAGCCGTAGGCGAAGCGCTTCTGCTTCGGGTCGCCCTCGACGATCTCGAGGTACCGGACGGCCTGCTGCGCGTCGCAGCACCGCGTCAGCACCTTCAGGCCATCGATGCCGCGTGCGTCGGAGTAGGCCTTCAGTGCCGCCAGCGTGGCCAGTCCGATCTGGCCGTCCGCCTTCAGGCCCGGGCCGGTGGTGTCCAGCGCGTTCAGGGCGCGCTGCAGGAACCGTACCGCCGTCGCCGTGCCCATGTTCACGCCGGTGTCGAACAGTTCTTCGGCCAGGTAGGGGCTGAGCCTGTCGACCTCGGAGAACCGCGGCTCGTACCAGTACCTCACGGCGAACAGTTCCTTGGCGGACGACAGAGGGTAGTCCCGCATGCTGCCCGTGTAGCCGGCGGCGCGCGCGGCCTTCTCGGTGACCCCCCACCTGGTGGGCCCGCCCTTGTCGGCGGGATCGTCGGAGTACTCGCCTTCCCTGGACACCAGGTCGGCGATCTTCTGCTCGATGCTGCTGTTCATGTCAGTGCCCCTTTCCTGCGGTCACCCGCTCGAGGGAATCAGCGATCCGACGCTGGTCGGACCGGATCTCCCTGATGTCGTCCCGCACCTCCTGCCGGAGCTGCTGGAGCTGTTCGCGCTGCCGGTCGGCCTCGCGCTGCTGCGTCAGGATGGTCACCTGCATGGTGGCCATCTCCGACTTGAACTGGCTGTACATCGTGACCAGCCCGGCAAGCATGCTGACCACGGTCAGAATGTTGCCCAGCGATACGGTCCGATCGTACCGGGCCCGGTTGGTGCGCCCCGTAGGTTCCATGTTTCCTCCTTCTTCCCCAACGACTGTCTGTGTTCAGTTCACCACGGCCGCGTCGGCCACGACACCTCCCTCGGCCAGCCTTCCTGGCCGGTGACGTCGGCCAGGGCCTGCACGTATGCGGACTCCTCGGCCGTGAGCTGCACGCCGAGCCGCATGGCCCGGAGCTGACGGTTGCCGACCTCGGTCATGAGGCGCTCGCGGTAGCTGCGCCCCTCGCGGTCGTACCACAGGTCGGTCTTCTGGACGGACCAGGTGCCCGAGCCGTCGTCCACGAACTCGAAGCACGGGTCGTCGGACTGCGGCGGAACACGGGCGCAGTCTTCCAGCACGTAGGCCGTGCCGCGGAGTACGGCGCGCTTGCCGAACACGGAGATCGACTCGGTGGCCAGCACCGCACAGCCTTCCGCCAGCCCCTGCTCCGGCGCCTCGATGCCGGTCCAGGAACGGCCGGAGAAGCGGCCTGTCGCCGCGTAGAATTCAAAGTAGTTCATCGCTTGATCACCTCTGCGCGAAGCTCGTAGTTGTAGCTGTTCACCGGTTGGCCCGTGTTCTTGTTGACCCACAGGCCGAAGGTGTAAGAAGTGTTGGCCGTCACCGGCACCTGGATGGACGCCGTGTTGCCAAACGTGTTGCTGCCGCCGGCAGGCACGTTACCGACGAACAGCTCGCTCTGGCCATTGAAGGCCGCAGCGTCACCGAGCAGCATGTTGGACTCTTGGCCGACGGCGCCTGCAGAGTTGTTGATGGAAGTGCTGACCTTGGCCGTCAACAGCACGTCCAGAGACGTGGTGCCGTCGATGGCCGACGGGGTCAGCGTGATGCTCAGCAGCTGGGTGTATCGGCCGTAGTTGTTCGGGATGCCGGCGAGTCCGGTGATGGCCGTGGGACCGGTGCCACGTGCGACCGCGACCTGCGTGGCGGCGTTGTACTCCATGGTCTGCGTGCCGATGGTGACCACCTTGCCGCCTGCGCCGGTGATCTCCACGATGCCGTTGATGTTGATCACCATGGTGGCCTCGCACCACGCATTGGTGTCGTTGTCCACGGCGCCGCCGAAGGCCTCGTACCCTTTACCTTGGCCCTGCTTGCCGACGCCGGCCAGCAGGTACGCACCGCGGTACCGGAAGTTCTGCGAGCCGAAGATAGACGGGCTGCCTCCGTTGGCATAGATGGCGGCCGGCAGCCCGCCTCCCATGCGGTTGCCTTGAGGCTCGTCGAAGGTGTACAGCAGGAAGGCGTAGTTGGCCGTGAGGCTGTTCAGGTCGCCGGCCAGTCGCGCAGCCTCGGCCGGGTTGCCAAACACGTCGTAGGAGCTGAAGAACGTGTCGGCACCCGTGGTGCGGTCGATGATCGACAGGTTGTAGCTTCTGGACGCGGTGCGCCGTGGGACGCCGGCCTGCGGGTTGTAGATGCCTGCGCTGGCCGGCGCAGTGGAGTCCACGCTACCGCGAGCGATCACCCGGTCAAACCGTCGCGGCGTGTTGGCGAACACCTGCGCGGTGCCGGTGCTGTAGTTGCCCAGGGTGTCGACGTGCTTGGCCATGATGCCGGTGTTGTTCTGCATGTCGGTGATGTCCCAGTTGTAGTTGGACGCCTTCACCTTGGCGATGACCACGCCGCTGGACCACACGGTGCCGAGGCGCAGCTCCGTATATGCCCAGTCGCCGATCAGCGGGTCGTTCCACGAGATGTACTGCCCGCTCTGCCGCGCGGACACGGCAAGACCGGCTACGTCCGGCGGCGGCAGCTTCACCATGTAGCCGGCAATGGTGTACGGCACGGCACCAACCGAAGACAACGCCTGTTCCTGCAGGCCGTAGATGTTGAAGCTGGTGGTCTTGAAGTAGACGGTCTTGCCGATGTAATCCAGGGTGAGCGGGCCGCTGTTGGCCACAGCGTCGTCGATGCGGATGAAGGCGGAGTTATCCGGGTGCGACTGCGCCGCCGAGCCGTACCTGCCACGCAGCACGCCGGTGAGCGTGTAAGCCCCGGGCCCAGTGAGCGTGGCCGTCTGGTAAGACATGTACTCAGTGTCTGCCGTGGAGGTGCCAACCGCCACCAGGGTGGTGTTCGCCACTGCGTCGCCGGCAGACCCGCTGTTGATCTGGGTATTAGGCGTCAGGTTGTCAATGGCCACGGTGCCCGTCACGGCATTGATGGCGCCGTTGGTAAAGCCAAAACGAGACGGACCGTACAGTACTGCCTTCTCGACGTACGTCACGCCGTCCAGGCTGAGCCATACGCGGCACCCGCCCCAATTAGGGTTGGTGGAAGTCGGCGCGCAGTACAGGGCCAGACCCGTCTCCGGCGCCAGCTCCACCGGTGCCTCGATGATGCCGAGGTTGGTGACGCTGCCTGGATCGGCAGCGTAGTCGTGCAGGTAGCCGGTGGAGTTCTGCCCGAGGTATTGCACCGGGGAGGCGATGCCGAGCGGCCACTCTTCCAGGGACACCTCGAGCTGGCCGTCTTCGTCTTCGCCCACCTCGGTGATGCGGACAGTCTGGTTGCTCATCTTCAGCACGGCATCCGTGACGTTCACCAGGTCCATCGGCTCGAGCAGGCAAAAGGCCCACGGCAGCTTGATCTTGCCCTTGCCGCTGATGGTCAGGCTGCGTTGCATGAGGAGCTGCGCGACCATGCGGGCGACGTCCGGCGAGCAGATCCACGGCGCGTCCACAATGTCCATGGACCGCTTGCCGTTGACGGAGATGTCGGCGTCGTCGGTGGCCTCCGAGATGCTCTTGTTGTAGTAGTTGTTCCGGTCGTTGTATTGGACTCGCACGTGGTTGAACCGGTCGCTCGGCAGCTTGCGGGTCCAGTTCAGCGGATCGGACGTGCCGTCCTGAAGCCAACTGTCGTCGTTGAGGCTGTAGACCGGCGTCGTGTTCGGTGTGTAGGTGGCGCCGTTGCCGGTCACCGCCTGATCCGCATAGGGGACGATGCGAAGCTGCTTGATGGACCACACCGCGGCGCTGTTGGTCAGGCGGCAAGCCTCCTCCACGAGCTCGGCGGCCCGCACCTGCCGGTCCAGCACCGGCGACATCAACAGGCCCTTGGCTTGGACGTACGTCACCCATTCTGTGGCGTCGATGGTGTCAGCCGGCATGCGCGCGCCATACCGGCCTGAGCTCAGGACGTCGCAGATGAACTCGGCCAGGTTGCAGTCGGGCAGCGACGAGCCGTACTTGTAAGCGCCGAAGCCCTGCACCTCGAAGCTGTGGTTGTCGATGGTGGCGCTCTCACCGAGGTCGTAGGCGGAGGCGTGGACGTACGCGACGCCAGGGTCACCGACGGCACGGGTAGGGTAGGAGGCGGTGACCCAACTCGGCGGGCTCTGCGGCACGGAACCGTTGGACAGCGACAAGCCGAGCTGCGTCAGCGGCGACAGGTTTGGCGAGCCAACGCCGTAGGAGTACTGCACCTTCAGCGTCTTGCCGCGCCACTTGTCGAGCAGCACCGTGATCACGCCGCCGTTCAGCGCGTAGTCTACGTCTCGCGCAAGGATGACCAGCGGGAACAGGCGGGACACGTAAGCGGCAAAGACCACCGGCGCACCGATCGCCGTGGCCGCCTGTGCCATCGTGTAGTTCATGGCACCAGAGCCGGGCACGTTGTACGTCTCGTTGGCCTGTGACACGTTGGCCGGGGCCCAACCGCCGGTGTACACGGCCTTGCCCTTCCAGATGCGGGAGACCATGCCGATGGGGCCCTGGCAGATGCCCATGATGGCGCCGACCTGGTAGGTGTAGGTCGTGCTCTTCTGCTTCACGCCGCCGCCCTTGCCACCGGCGCTGGTCGTGGACGTGTGAGGAATGGCCTTGAAGCCTACGTAGTCCATCAGGTTGCCGGACACGCGGGCCACGCCGCCGACAACGGGGATGGTGACGCCGTAGGCCGAGCTCTGGAGCTGGAATGCCTCGAGCTTGGTGGCCGAGGTCGAGATGGTCTTGCTGCCTGCCATGTTAGAAGAGGCTCCAGTATTGGGCTTCGCGGCCGACGAGAGGGTCTTCGGTCGTCGACGTCAGGATCACGCCCTGGTTGATGTAGGAGTGGACGATGAGCGTGTCTTCCACGAAGATGCCGCCGTGGCTGAAGACGCGGCCGAACCGCCACACGCCGACGTCGCCCTTGGCCGGCACGTCCACGCGCCTGGCGCCGACCCTGACCAGCCATCCGATGTACAGCTCCTCGGACCGGTGCAGGTGCCACTGCGGCGCGTACTGGCCAAGGTCGAGGTGCGGCACCATGTCTGCGGCCTCGAACACGGCGGCCAGGATCTGGGCGCAGTCCACGCCCACGCCCTTGACCCGTGCGTGGTGGTGGTACGGCGTGCCGAGCCAGGAGCGGGCCTCGGCAGCCACGAGGTCGCGGCTCACGTCACCGACTCCGGCGGAGGGACGAACGGCTCGCCACGGAACTTCGCCTGGTTGTTGAACTTGTTCAGGCAGTCACCGGCGAAGACCTTGTTGCAGCCGGCGATCAGGTTGAACGTCGTACCGGAAGCCCACGCGCCGGGTGTCTGGTAGACCAGCACGATGGTGGCAACGCCGCCGGACACCGTGTGCTGCCGGACGGTCCGCGCGGTCCCAGTCAGAGGGCCGGACGTGAAGACGATCTGGCCGAGGTTCGCCCACCCGTTTGCCAAGGCGATGATGGCGGCCGACGTCGTGGTCAGCGTCAGGTTGTTGGCGTCGGCCGCGGCATTGGTGGTGCCTGCGAAGGTCGACGCCGCCTTGCTGAGGCCGCAGATCGGATCGAACAGCATGTTGCGGCAGCCGGGCTGGAACACGTCGGTGGGCACCATGACGTCGAGCAGCTCCGAGTGGGACCGCACCTCGATCTTGCCTCCGCTGCGGCCGGCAGAGACCTCGCCGACCCGACCGTAGAATACCGGCACGGTGCCTTGGCACGTCAGCGAGTCGTCGAAGAACCCACGCTCGAGGTACACCGTGGCGCCGTCGAGGTAGCCTTTTGCCATGGCACTGAGCCAGTTCTCGTCGGAGTTGAATACGTCGTCCGCCGTGGCGGCCACATCCAGGGACATGGTGGAGACGCGGATGCCGATGACCTGCGACAGTCGGTTGCGACGCATGCTCGGCCCGAGCGCAAAGGTCAGGCCGTTCACCGTGACGGCCGTGTCTGCTCCAGAGTACCGGAGCACGGTGCCGCTCTGCAGCGTGATGGTGTAGAGGTCGACCGGCGTCGCCTGCTGGTTGTTGAGCAACCAGGCGACGAGGTTTCCGGGCGACGGTTCCCAAGTGGGTACTTTCATGGCTTCCAGGTCCTCAGCTTGACGCGTCCGAGCTGCCAGAAGCGGCTCATGAACTGTTCGATGGAAAGGTTGGGGTCTGCGAACCGGCAGCGCCAGTAGTAGCTGCCTGACCACAGCAAGGTGGAGCCGGCAGCCAGCGGCGCAGACAGCGTGACGAGGCCGGTGGACGAGACGCTGGTCGGCGTGATGGAAGACCAGCCGGTGCCGAAGGTGCCGGAGAAAAACGTCAGGGCGCCGATCGGCGCATATACTGGCTCTAGCCGTGGGTACAGCGCTGCGCTGCTGGTATTCCTGACGTACGGCTTTGGCAGCGTCGTCGGCATCATCATCGGACGGGCGACAAAGACGTAGCTGCCGGCGCCCGCACCGGTGTAGCTGGTGGTGCCGTCGGTGAGGGCCAGACGTACCTGGCACTGCTGACCTGCCAGTGCGTTGTTGGCCCCGGCCGTGGCCACGACGGAGCACCTGAACCACCCGTTGCCAAGCGGCTCCATGTAGAAGCCGGCGACGCTCGCGGAGCCTGCGATGAACTGCTGCGTGGCCACGCCGGTCAGCAGGTTGAACCTGATGCCGACATTGGACGTATTGTCGCCATCCAGCAGCGCCAGCACCACGTCTGTCCTGGTGCCGGCCTTCACGTCTACCGACCAGAGCAGGCTCAACGCCGGGTTGAACGTGCCAGTGTTGCTGCGGATGCGATGCAGCCCCGTGCTAGTGTCTTCGGCCAGCTGCGTAGCATACTGCAGCCCATCGTACGCGGCGGTGCTACCGACGGTCGACAGTCCCTGCAGCGCCCAGCTCGGCGAGACGGAAAGGTCTTCCGTGCTGGTGGCGATGTTGTATGGCGTGTCGGTCAGCCAGCGTCCGAGTTGGAACTGCGACACGGCGCCGGTACCCACGGCCAGCCGCTGCAGCGCCACCGTGTTGTCCGTCTTGTCGTTGAAGAGGAACGTGTCGAAGTCCCCGCGATGGGATGCATAGAAGTCGAACAGCCGTTGGAACTCCGGCAGGTTTGCGCGCTGGCGGAGGAACTCGTACTTGAGCGTCAGCTCGTGCACCGGGTTCAGGACGGACGAAGTGCGGAACTCGCGCAGCGATGGCGTCGTCTGCACGGTCGTCTTCCATTGCGGCGCGCGCGTGACCGGCCAGGCGAGGCCCGGCAGGTCGGGGTAGAGTTGGTCGCTCATTGGTCACCTCGTGTATGCGAAGTCGCGGCCGAGCTTCCGGAGCAGCGAGGCTAGCTGGTCCTTGTGGATGAAGTCGCCGCCGGTGGTGGGGATGATGATCGGCTGTTGGTTGCTGGCGTCCATGCCGCGGATGACGTCGGCCTGCTCCTTCGGCAGCACCATCTCTTCCTCGTGGAGCTGCGTGAGCGGGTTGAGGCCGGACGGGATGTCGAAGCCATTACGGGCTGACGGCACCGAGCTGCTGCCCTTGCCGCCCAGACCCATGACGGCGGCAAAGATGGCGGCCATGGCAGCAAGCGCAAGCCCTGGACCCGCGATCGGGATCATGGCCTGCGAGGCCGCGGCGCCGGAGCCCGCGACCGCCGCGTTGGTGGCGATGGTGCCGGCGGCAAGCGCCTTTTCGGCAGCCCAGGCCGCGACCTTCTTGGCAATCATCTGGCCGAGGAATCCGGCCACCGAGCTGAGAAGCCCAGAGAACAGCGACTTCACGGCGCCGGACATGGACATGGTGCCGCTGACGATGCCCTTCACGACGCCGCCAAACGAGTTGCCGATGCCGTCGAACAGGCTCTGGTAGTCCTTGAGCTGCTCGCGCTGCGATTCGGCCTGGATGCCCTTGACCTTGAGCTGGTGTTCACGCTCGACCGCGGCCAGCTCGTCGTTGAGCTTCTGCAGCGCGACGACGTTCTTGGTCGGGTCCTGGGCCAGCACAGCGAGTCGGGCCTGCACCGCGTCGCGGACGATCTGGTAGCGCTGGTCCTCGAGCTGCTGCTCGATCTGCAGAAGCTCCTGCGCCGTGATCTGCGCCGTGTCCGCCTTGAGCCGTGCGGCCATGCGATCGGACTCCACGGCGTCCAGGCGCTGCTGCTTGTAGGCCTCGATTGCTTCCTCGGAGAGGTCGATGATCTGCTGGCGCTCGTCGCGCAGCACGGCCAGTTTCATCTCGGTGGCGCGCTTCGTGGCGACCACCTTCTCCTTCTCGGAGAGGTCGTGCTTCGCCACCAGCTCCTCGAAGGTGGCCAGCTCCTGCGCCTTGCTCATCTCGCGCAGGTCGTTCTCCATGGCGTACTTGAGCTTGGCGGCTGCCAGCTCGGCGTCCACCTTCGGAAGCTCCTTGTCCTCCTTCTGGTCCTTCAGGTCTCCGAGCTGCTTCGCGCCGCCCTTCGGTTTGGACGTAGACGCGACCTTTGGGCCCCACACGCGTTCGAGGTCTGCGCCGAACGCCTCGCCGGCCGCGCCGAAGTTCTCGACCGCCGCGTCCTTCACGTTCCTGAAGGCCGTGACGATGCGGTCCTTCATGCGCACGGCAGACTCGGCGGCCTTGGAGAAGTTGCCTGACAGCACGGCGCTGATCAGGTCGCTGAGGTTGCCGACCTGATCGATGGTGCCGCTGATGAACTCGAAGATGACCGCGGCCACCGTCTTCACCACGGCCTGCACCGAGCGGAAGACCAGCAGCAGGCCGGTCATGGCGCCCTTGAAGACGGCCACGACGTAGGGGCCGGTAGACGCCAGGTAGTTGGCAAGCTCGGTGAACACCGGCATGACGGCGTCGCCGACCGTCTTCTGCACGGCGGTCATCACGTCGCCGAGATCGTTCATCGCGGCCTTGTACTCCTTGGAGGCCTCGACGTTCTGCTGCGTGATGGTGAGGCCGAGCTCCTCGTTCTTCTGGCGTGCCTGATCGAGGACGTCATTGTTCAGCTTCTGCAGCTTCATCACGTCGTCCACGGACTTGCCGAAGAGCTTCTGTGCCGCGATCTGCTGGTCGAGGCCGGCCTTGTACTGCGTCGGCAGCTTGATGGCCTCCTGGAACACGTCGTTGGCATTGCGCAGGTGCCCGGCAGCGTCACGCGTCTCAAGGCCCATGGCGCGCAGGCCGTCCTCGTTCTTGCGCAGCTGGGAGGCGAACTTCTGATAGGCGCCGATGTAGGTGTCGGAGTCCGAGTAGATGTCGCCCAGCGCGGTGTTCAGGACGCCTGCCTCTTCGGCCGTGATGTCGAGCTGCTTGGACAGCTTCATCGTTTCGCCGGTGAGTTTGTTGCTCTCGGAGATGGCGTCCTTGAAGAACTTGCCGCCAGCCGCGATGCCGGCCAGCGCCACGAACATCCCGTTGATTTTGCTAAAGGCGCCTCCGAGTTCATCGAAGGCGCCTTTGATCTTGCCGACGCCACCGTTGACGGCATCAGCGGCGGCCTTCATCGCGGCCTCTACCTGGTCGCTTTTGCCGGTGATCTCTACCTCGACGCCGTCTTCCTTGGTGGCCATGGGCCTCTCCTTTAAAGCTTAGGTACCTGCAGCGGCATGGCCGGCAGCGACTCCAGCATCGCTTCTACGCCGCCGTCTTGATCTGGCCGGCTGCCCTGGGACGAACCCTCTGACGAGGCGAACAGCGCCCTCACGGAGACGTGGACCGGCGGGGCGTTTGCCCATGCCCGCATGAAGCCCTGCAGCCGCCGCAGGTCCATGCACTCGTCCACGTACTCCCACGTCCACCCCGTCGTCGTGATCAAGAGGCCGTAGAGCTCGTCCCAGTCGAAGGGTCCGTCGACGCGGCCTTCATCTCGATTTCCTTGCGGACCAGGCCGCCGACGTCCATGGTGGCCTGCATCAGGTCCATCATGTTGCCGACATCGACCCACTCCTCGAGGAAGTCCCGGGACACGGCCGAGGGCGAGTCGTCCGGGTAGTTGCGGCGAAGGGCGGAGTGGAGCACGTCGATGACGAGCCCCATGTCCACCGAGCTGACCGACTGAGCGGTGGCCTCGAAGCCCTGCAGCCGTTCCTTGAATGACTGCAGGGCCTTGAAGTTGAGTGGCGGCACGACCAGCTTGCGGTCGCCGAGCTCGAGCTCGATGCCTTTGACCTTGACGCTTTCGTTACTCATGTTCTGTTCTCCGGCGGTTTGTTTTCAGAGCCGCTTCCCGATCACTCGGAGAAGCTGCGGTACATCACGTTGCCCGCGGCGTCCGCGAAGGCGTCGAACTCGACCTCGGGCACCATGTAGTCGTCGAGCTTGGACTGCCAGCCGAGCTTCGTCGCCATGGCGTTCGGGTACGTCGTGCAGAAGTCCTTGCCGTTCTTCTGGAAGAAGACGTCCAGGCGCAGGATCGGCGCGGCGCCCATGGCCAGGTTCTTGATGGTCATGGTGCCGGCGCCGACCGCGGTGCCGGTGGTGGCCGAGTAGCTGTAGCTGATGAAGACCGTCTTGCCGGTGTCGGCCGCGGCGAAGGTGTAGACCGCGCCGGACAGCGAGTACTGGCCGGTGGTCGGACCGGACGCGACCTTGGTCATCGGCAGGCCGTTCTGGTCGCGCACGCCCAGGTCGTTCACGAACGTGCCGGTGTTCGGCGGCGTCACGGTGATGGTGAACGGCGTGGTCGGGATGGGCGTGCCGATCAGGTCGGTCTTGATGGACCGCAGCCCGGCGACCAGCGACTGGCCGAAGTAGAGCGAGCTGACGGCCAGCGCGTTCACCTGCGCGAACTTTGCCTTGACGTTCAGGTTGCCTTTGCCGCGGCCGACGTCCACGGGAAACTGGTTCTGGCCGTAGAGCTTCTTCGACTCGAAGCTCTCGTCCATGCCGATTTCCTGGGACGTCAGCAGTTGAACGGGTGTGCCGTTCGCGATGGCGTTGCCGGCTGCGTCCACCAGGGGAGTGCCCCAGATGGAACCGGCGCCGAAGATGTACTGGGACATGGCGTTAGCCTCCTAGACAGATGACGATGGGGATGATGGCGACGCTCTGCGGGCCGAGGGTGCCCTCGTCCGTCTCTACGTCGCCTTCGATGCGACACCAGTGGACCAGGCCACCGAGCGTCTGCACCTCTTCAAGGCCTGACGGTTTGATCGCCGCCTCGACGGCGTCCATCAGAGGGTTGATGACCGGACCGGGGTCGAGGTTGCCGTCGGTCCGGGCGTACAGGTACAGGTCGCCGCGCAGCAGGTAGACGGGCGGCTTGCCTCGCTCCTGCACTATGTTCTCGCCGGTCTGCGCCTGGCAAAAATACGGCTGCTGGATGGCCGGCACGTCGTTCCAGTGCTTCAGGCGGCGTTCGACCACCGCAAAACCGGCCGCGGGAAGCTTTGTCGAAAACAGTTGGAACAACGCGGCCCAGACGGTCTCGCGTGGCGGGTTCATCGGCGGCCTCCTTTGACCGCGCGGGAGAGCTCTTCCTTGATCTCGCCGCGCATCTCGTTCAGGGCCGAGCGGAGAAAGGACCGCTCGGGATAGTGGACGGTGTGGGACCGAACGGTCTGCCACACCGGCGTTTTGAGCTGCTTGCCGAACGCCTGCTTTACCAGGCGCAGGTGCTCCTTCACCGTGACGTCGCCGCCGTACTCATGGGTGCGGCCGTATGGCACGTTGGTACCGACGAACGCGCTGACCTCCGCGGTGCCTTGGCCGGTCATGCGGCCGTTGATGGACCGGCGCAGGCGGCCCGTCTTGACGTTCAGCACGTCGTCCGACAGCTTCAGCTTCACGCGGCGGACCAGCCGCAGCATGAGCCGGCCGACAGTCTCGGTCAGTTGTGCACGGAAGACAGGTACGCGGGCCAGCAGCGGCCCGCCGGAGCCTGTGACGCGACCCTCGATCACACCGGCACCACGTTACGACGGTTGTTGAGGACGGTCGTTGTGGCGTTGGAGAAGTCACGCTGCGAAAAGGTGATGACCTCGCCTGCCAACTGCTTGCTGACCATGCCAATGCGGTCGAGCTCCTTGTACCGCAGGCCGACCGTCTCGACGCATGCCTGTGCGATGTCGGCCGGCACCGTCTGGTAACCAGCCGTGTACGCAAGCTTCACGTTGGCCTTCGCCCGCGTGAAGGCGTAGCCGAACAGCGTGATGGTGGTCTCGTCAAAGATGTAGCCGGGCAGCCCGGACCCGGGCGAGGCCGGCACGTCCCGCCAGTCCACCTGCACCTGCGACACGGCCACGATGGGGCTCTTGCTCGGGACGATCTGATCGCCGCCGTGACCGTTGACCACGTGTGAGTAGGCCTGCACCGAGAAAGAGATGTTGCAGTAGGACTCAATGGCCTCGGACGCCGCGGCGATGAGCCGCGTCAGCAGCGCGTCGTCCTTCGTCACGCTGCTGGGGATCTGAAGCCAGGCCTTCACGTCGGCCAGCGTGGTCAGTACGGTCACGGTTTTCTCCTTCGAAGAGGCTCAGGAAGCAGCCGTCGGCTCGCCAGAATCTCCCCCGGCGCGTTTTCCGGCCTTCGGTTGATCCTTCGGAGCGACGGGCTGTTCCAGGACGGCCGGGGCCTCCGCACCCGGGACCTGGGGTCCTGCGACGCGGACGAAGCCGGGCGGCAGCAGCGCCTCATGGGTGCCGCCGTCGTCCGGGAGCGCCAGGATGCCGGCCTTGAACGGGAACCAGGCCCCGCCGAGCCAGAGGCCCTGCGTGGCGGCCAGGTCGTCCGGGGCCTTGAAGTGCTTCATCGGGTTCTTGGTCTCTTCGCTCATGGCGGCCTCACTTCGTAGCCGGCTTCGCGGGTTCGAACCCGTGAGCCAGCGCGTTGCCCACGAGGTGGGACGGGATCTCGACGATGCCCTTCTCGTCCACCTCGTAGCTGACCCCGTCGATGGAGATACCGGTGCCGCCTTCGGGCGCCAGCATCTTCACGACGGTGCTGACGACGGCGGTCTCGGACTCGCCATCCCTGGCAGCCTGTGCAGCCGCCTCTTGCGCTGCCTTCTCGGCGGCTTCCTTGGCAGCCTTCTCGGCGGCCTGCTTGTTGCTGTTGCTCATCTCTATCTCCTTGTCCTTCAAAAAAGACCCGGGACCGAAGCCCCGGGTTCAAGGCGGCTCTCGTCAAACCGCCGGAGACACTCGGATCAGCCCGGTGCGATGTTGGTGATGACACCCATCGCGAAGGGCGCGTACACAGCCAGGACCTCGTCGGCGTAGACGCCGAACTCCCACATGCGCGTGCGCAGCGGCCAGTCGATCTGGTAGTAGTCCTGGCGGAACTTCACTTCGGCCACGTTCGGCACGTTGTTGGACTGGTACTGCGCCGGCAGGTCCTCGGCCCATCCGAGGATCGTGCCCGGCGGCAGCGACGGGTGGATCTTGATGGGCACCTTCACGCCGCCGCCCTGAGTGAACGGGTTGAAGTACCAGCCGATCACGCCGCCGGCCATCAGGTTCGCGTAGCCGGTGTTGGGATCGGTGAAGATCTGCAGCAGCGGCGAGCTCGACGGACCGGTCAGCGCCAGGTTGGTCAGGGTCTGGATCTCCTGGGCGTTGACGTAGATCACCGAGACGGAGACCTGCGCCGAGTCCCACATGGCCTTCATCATCGTGTCGATCTCGACCACCGTGCCGCGGCCAGAGGCCGTCAGCTTGGTGCCGATGCCGGCCACGCCGGTGGGCAGCACGCGCACGTAGGCGCCGGAGCCGGCCTTGAGGGCCGAGTACAGCAGGCCGTCGAACGCCAGACTGTTGGCCGACTTGTCGGACGCGGCGACGGACGCGGCGGTCTGGCCGGTGCCTGCCAGCGGCGCGGCGAACGTGGCGCTGTTGATGGTCGTGATGGCCTCCAGACGCTCGTTGCCCGCGGTGCCGACGAACCAGGCATAGCCCAGCGCGCCGACGATCGCGGTGACCGAGGCGGACAGTGTCTGGCCCAGGGTCACGGCCTGCGTGGCGGCGGTCGACTTGTTCGACGAACCGCCGTTCAGGACGTAGGTCTGGCCGTCCGCACCCGTCAGGGTCTGCGAGGTCGGGATGCCGGTCGCCAGGTTGGCGCCGCGGTAGCCTTCGCCGGTCAGCGCGACGGCGATCACGGAGTAGGTCGCGGCGGGCAGCGTGGCACCGGTGCCGGCGGCCGCCAGGGTCGGCGTGGCCGGCGTGCCCAGGTTGACGGAGCTGTTGCCCATCAACAGGGCGTTCTCTTCCTTCAGCATCATCTTCTGCAGGACGCGCATCGAGCCGGTCGCGCGGATGTCCTCGAAGTTGACGCCCGCGTTGCGGGCCTCGAAGGTGATCGCGTCTTCCTCGCCGATCGTCTTGTAGGACGCCGACCGGTCGACCGCCACGTAGCTCATGCGCGGGGTGCGCTGACCCTCAGCGACCCAGCCCATCGCGTCGAAGCCCGAGCCGGCGATCGAGTTGATGGCCTTCCAGTTTGTCGCGGTGCCGCCGCCGCCGCTCACGCGCGGCAGACGGTTGCGGATCGGCGTGTTCACCGGGTACAGGTTCTTGGCGGGAGCCTGCAGGTCATAGGCGACGATGTTCGACGCTTGACTGACGGTCTTGTTGACCACGTCCACGCCGACGTTGGGCGCGCCAAACGAGGACTTGACCAGGTCGAGGGTCTCCTTCGTGAGGCCGGGGATGACGGCGTTGGCCAGCACGAGGCCACCGATGTGCTCGGCAGTCAGGCCGCCGATGAAGATCTGGGCGACGGCGCCGAGTGCCACGCCGACCATGGCCATGAGGACCAGGGCGCTCGAGTTCAGGTACTTGCTTCGCATATCTTGCTCCTGTAAGAAGGGTCTGTTGCCGTAATGGCGGTTAGAGGTTGATGGGTCTCAGCTCAGGCGAGGCCTTGGCCGGTCGGGTTGCGATGGGACTTCTTGATCTCCCAGAGCACCCGTTCCTGCGTACCCTCGGCGGGAGGCACCTCCGCCTTGGTCACGCCGTCTGCGGGCGTCACGGAATCCGTGCCCTTGGTGAGGGCCACGGCGTTGAGGAACGCCTTGCCGGGCGCGGCGCGCTTCGACAGTTCGTCCACCTTCGTCTGGAGCTCCGCCTTTTCTGCGGTGCTCTTCTCGAGCGCGTCGGTCACCGGCTTGATGGCCTTCGCGATCATCTCTTCGACGGCCTCGGAGGTCAGGCCCTTGGCCGACTTCTCCAGGCCGTCCGTCTTCTTGGCCTTGCTCAGGCAGGCGACCAGCTCGTCGACCTCCTCGGCGGCCATGGAGCGGAACACCTCGGCGCCGGAGGCGATCCAGGCCTTGAGCGCGGCGGGCACGGGGCTGTTGTCGCCCTCGTAGCCGGCCTCGTACTCGGCGCTCTCGCAGATGTAGGCGAGCGACAGCAGGATCTCGGCCATGCGGCCGACCTCATACATGCCCTTGCGCAGGTCGCCGACGGTGGCAGACTTCTCGGCGGGATCCTTTTCCTCGGTCGTCTTGCCATCCTTCGGCTCCTTGTCGTCTTCGGGCTTCTCGCCGTCGTCCTTCGGGTCCTTGTCGTCCTCTTCAGCATCTTCCTTCTCGGCCTTCTCGAGGAGCGACGCGGCGGCCTTGAGCAGCATGGCCGGTGTGACCGTGCCCTCATCGAGGATCTCGGCCAGCTCGGCGACGTCGTCCTCGGGGCTGGCCTCGCGCTTCATGACGGTGATGACCGCGTCCGGATTGCACGGGCGGTCGACCAGCGAGACCTCGAAGAGGTTCAGCGCGTTGATCTGCGCCTTGTTCATGGAGTCCCGCTCGGTGACGCGGCCACCGATGGAGAAGCCCTTGTAGGTACCGGTCTCGACTTTCAGGACGGCGACCGGATCGACCACGTGGGCGCCGAACCAGGTCTTGCCGTCTTCTTGTACCTCCGCCTCGATGGCGGTGCCTGCCGCCTTGGTGGCGTCGTGCATCTCGCGGACGGCGCCGAACTTCAGGTAGTCCGGCAGGGCGGCCTTCATGGCCTTCGAGGTGATGGTTTCGCCGTCTGCGTCCTTCGAATCGGACGAGGCGTAGCCCCACACCTTGATGGTGCCGTCGTCCTGCTTCTCGGTCTTCATGATCGGCGCGTACATTTGGATTTTGCGCTTCAGTTTCACGGTCGCTCCTTTGCTGAGTGTGTAGCCCGACGCCTCCAGGGCCGGGACCTTCGTTGCGTGGACTACCACGTGGTGAGAGCCGCCTGGAGCGGCCATGGGCGAGAGGTCAGAAGACTTTGCCGAGAAGGCCCGTGCCTCGGCAACGCTGTGGAACGCGTAGGCGACCTGCCCGGCGCCTGCCTTGCGGGCAGCGATCACGCGCGGGTCGTCGGCGCGACCGGACACGTCCTTGACGGGGTCCTTCGAGTCGAACTGGCCTGATTCCTTTCTTGGCATGGTCGTCTCCTCAGATCACCGGCAGCACGTCACACTCGCAGTTCGGGTGGGCGGGCACCATGTACCCGCCCTCGAACGTGCCGCCGATCGGCGCGGTGGTGCCGGCCAGCGAGTTGCAGATGTCGCACGCGCCGCCCTGGTCGATCCACTCGACCTCGTCGACCAGACCGGACTCGGCGTAGGCGTCCAGGTTGCCCTGCACGTCGGCCGCCGCCGTCTCCGTGCGCGCGATGGTCTCGGCCCGTTCCTCCGAAAAGCCGTAAAACTCGGCCAGCGAGTCGGCGATCTCGTCGTTTGTGGCACCGGCCTCCATCGCAGCGGCGATGTGGGACTGCAGCATGTCACGCGTGGCGTCCTCGACGTCCTTGATCAGCGCCGCAGAGCGTTCCTGGGCCCACTCGACGGCCCGCTCGTTGGCCTGATCGAGCTGGTCCTTGTCGAACCGCGCCTTGACCTGCGCGCCGGCGGCCTTGAAGCCTTCGGCAAAGCCTCCCTCCAGGGCCGAGGAGACCACGGCGGAGGCGCGTGCCACTGCGGTGAGGTCCACCTTAGCCACGATCGACTCCGCCCGCTGTTTCGGCGTGGCCGACGCCTTCACCACCTCGGCCGGGGACGCACGCAGCGCAGACGCAGCCGCGGACATGGTAGCCGAGAGCGCCTTTGCGAAGGCCTCCTGCACCGCCGCGCGAGGCTTGACGAGCCCCTTGCGGTCCCGGTCGAGCTGCTTTGGCCGCTTCTTCGGGCGCGCCGCCTTGTCCAGCGGCGCGCCCTGCGCTTTTCCCGGTTCCTGGCCCTCCGCGTCCGGCCCGCCGCCGAAGCCCGGAGGCGCGACCGGCATAGCCGCCTTCTCCTGCGAGCGCTGGTGCTCGGTCTTCGGGTCCATGCCGAGCTGCTCGCGGGCCTCGTCGTCGGTCATGATCTTCTTCTCGACGTAGGACGTCAGGATCTCCGACTGCACCTTCGGGTCGGTGTCGTCTGTCTTCTCCCACTTGAACTCGAGGTCTGTGAAGCCGAAGTACTTCCACACGATCATGTCGACCAGGTTCTTGGTCCAGTTCATGACCGGCATCAGGCCCTCGGACAGTGCCTGGCTCATGGAGCTCTCGGCCGTGGCGCGGTTCTGCTGCTTGACGAACGGCGTCGGGTCGATGGAGAAGGCAAAGCAAACGATGCGGGCCAGCCACTCGTCCATGTCGTCTTTCAGCGCGCCCTCCTTGGTGAGGAAGGGCTTGACGCCGCCGGGCACGAACTTGGCATGGCGGCGCTCGGCCGTGTTGCCGGCCAGCAAGGTGTCCCACCACTCCTGGAACTTCTTGATCTGGTCCGGGTTCCACGTGTCGGGCACGCCGAACAGCATCTCGGGCACGTTGCCCTCGGTGTAGAACTGGAGCTGGTGGACCTGACGGCGCAGCGCGATGTTCACCGTCATGATGATCTGCTCGACGGGGCTCATGCCGTAGAGCTTGTTGGTGCGCTTGTTCCGCGGCTTGTACAGCAGCTCGTCCCGGTTGTAGTCCACCGCCGGCAGGCCCTTGAGGATCTGCTGGTAGGCGGGCTGCGGCGGGATTGGCGTGCGGCCGGTCTCGTCGAGCAGGCGCTTGACCGTCGAGCCGTCCACTGGCTCCATCGAGAAGAGGTCGCCGCCCAGGGTCATGCGCGGGTAGAGCGTGGCCGCGTCGATGACGAGCATGTCCTCGAGCAGCATGCGCAGCCACGTCTCCCAGTCGTTTTCCTGGTCGGGGAAAGCGAAGAAGTCACGCAGCTGCGCGATGCGCGGGTCCTCCTTCGGCACCTCGGGCACGTCCGGCAGCGGCTCGTCCAGTGCCGGGTCGTCGTCTGTCGGCACGGGCTCCTCGCCCTCGGCGGCCGGGACGGCGGGCTTCGCCTTCTTCGCGGCGCGGCGCTTGACCTCGTTGTCCTGACGTTCCTGGGCCTTGGCGACACGCTCCTCGGCGACCTTTTGCTTCTCGATCTCCGGCTTCAAGCCGAAGGTCCAGCGCAGCTTGGACATCTGGTCCTTGCGGCGCTCGATGATGAGTCGCAGGAAGTCGTAGCCATCGGCCAGCGCCCGCATCTGCTCGAACGTCACGCCCTCGCCGTCGCGGGCAGAGATGCGCGTGTTGACGTAGACGGGGTAGTCGAACTGGCGTCCGCGGACGCCGTCCTCCTGCTTGGGCCCGACGACCGGCTCGATGGGCGCACCTGGGCCGAACCAGCCCATCGCCCACTGGCCGACGTTCCGGACGACTCCCTGCACCGCCTGGGCGATGACGGACGGGTCGATTGGTGTCTTCACGGTGCGGTCACCTTACGGATGGAGGCGCACGAGTAGTCGATCGTGGCGCCGCCGGCCTTGCTGAAGAAGGCGTACCAGTTGATCGTGATGCTCGTCAGCGCCGAGGCGTTGGCCGGGATCTGCACGGGTGGCGTCTTGAGCTGCGCCGTGTAGCTCAGGGTGTCCGTGCCGTCGAACGTGGTCACGACCGGGTACAGCGTGCGCGAGCGGGTCGGGCCGGTCGGGGAGCCGCCGGTGTAGGCGATCACCACCTCACAGGCCACGCTGATCAGACCAGACGAGCCGGACACCTGCACTAGCGACTCGCCCTGCAGGAACGAACCGGCGACGAGCTGCGCCAGCGTCGGGCCTGACGTGACGGGCAGGGAGATCTGGTGGATCTCGCCGGCGACCGCGGAGGCGATGACCTGACGCAGGGCGTTGCCACGCTGCGTCACGCCGTCACCGATCGGCGCCGCGACCGGGCCACGGGCCACGACCGAGTAGGTGGCGGTGCCGGAGCCTGCCACGCGGCTGACGGTCATCGATGCCTGCTTCGTGCCGGCGGTGCCGGTGCCCACGGCGGAGTCCGTCGTGCCCTGCATCAGGCCCTGCGTGGCGGAGAGCACGTTCGAGCTGGACGTGTCCTTCTGGAAGCAGTCGTTCTGGCTGGACACCAGGGTCGGGTTCGGCGTGACGTACTTCGAGACCATGGCCACGAAGAGCAGGGCCTGCACGACCGCGCCGCCGGTGGCCCAGTGCGTGGTGTCGACATACAGGGAGGCGATCGCGTAGCCCTGGAAAATCGTCGGGTCGACCAGCACCGAGAACGTGTCGATGAAGACCACGTTCTTGCGCTGCGTGGCCAGGCGCTTCAGCTCGGTGTTGAGACGCACGACCAGGGTGTTCTCGGGCGTGCCTTCGCCGGAGCTTGTCTGCTTCGGCGAGATCGACTCGTAGAAGACGCGGACGCCTTTCTTTGCGGCCTGGTCCCACATCCAGGTCACGTTGGTCACCACGGTACTGAAGCACAAGGCCACGTTGTTGGAGTACGTGGTCGTCAGCTGCGTCACGTCGTTGCGGCCGGCGTCCATGAAGACATCGTCCGGGTTGTCGGCAACCACGTCGTTCCACCGCGCGCGGATCTGGATGGAGTTCTCGCCGGACACGCCGCGCGCGCCGACCAGGGTCCAGGGCTGGCCGCACATGGCGTTGAGCCAGTTGATCGCGCCGCGCGGGTTGAACTGCGACTGCGGCACCGAGAACGGGCTGCCGTAGATCGGCGTGTCCGCGGTGGGCAGGCAGCACTCCAGCGCCTTGAGCGAGTCGCCCATCAGCACCAGGCGCCGGGCTTGCACACCGGAGGCCGCGGCCACGGTGATCTGGTTGCCCTGCGGGTCCATCAGCGCGCCGTCGACGTAGGTCACCGGGCCGGGGATGGCCGGCGTGTCGGTGTCGTCGAGCATGGCGCCCAGGGCCTCGAGCTCGGTGCCCTGGTTGGCGTCCTTCGGTGTCAGCCAGCCGTCGGGCGTGGCGTCGACCCGGCCAGAAGGCACGTTGACGGTCTGGGCGTAGAGGGGGAGACGGTATCGCTTCGCCATGTCAGTGGCCTCCTAGTGCGTTCATGAGGTTGCTCGGTCCGTGCGTCTCTGCGGGCGGAGCGCCCTTCTTCTCGCCGCGGGCCTTCTCGACCTCCTTGGCGTAGTGTCCGATCAGGCCGGTGGTGCCCGGCTCCATCAGCTCGTGTCCGGCCCAGACCAGAGCGTCCATGCGGTCGGGGCTGGGCTGCTTGTCGTCCTCGATCGTCGGGTCCCACTCGCACATCTGGTCCTCGAGCTCGGGGAACGTGCCGACCATGTGCGCGCGTCCCTGTTCCCAGAACATGGCGATGGGCTCGGCGCGCTTGGTCTTACCGCGCGAGGCTCGCACCGACTTGAACGGCACGTTCTCGCCCTTGGCGCCCTTCTCGGGGTCGTCCACGGCCCGGATCGCGGTCTCCACCAGGTCGCCGCCATTGTTCACCTCGCCGACGATCGAGTCCGCCTGCCAGGTGTTGAACTGGACGATCGCGGCGGTGGCCCAGACCGTGGGCGTGGCCTGGACCTGCGAGGCGTCCGCGAAGACGTACAGGTGGCTGTCGCTGCCCTTGCCCGCCACCACGATGCCTGTCAGGTCCGAGTTCACGTTGGACGTCACGGCCGGGTCGATGGCCACCACGATCCGCTCGATCGTCACGTGCGGCGGGACCGAGGCGACGCGGGTGCCGTCGATCTGCGCCCGCTGCCACAGGGCGTTGGGGTTGTCGTCCAGGATCTCGGCGTTCAGCTCCTGGCGTCCCAGGCGCGTGCCCTCATACTTCTTGATGACCTTGTCGAAGAACGCCTTGGCGAGGTTGCTCCGGTTGTCGTATGTCGATCCCTTGGTCACGACGGTCGCGGGGTCGGAGGCGATTTCCTTGAGCAGCTTCGTCGGCTTCGGCGTGGTCGTGATCACGGCCTGGGGCTCGCGGCCGAGGCGCAGGCCGAAGGTAGCCTGGTCCCATGCCTCGGGGTAGCGCCAGGCGCAAAGCTCGTCCGCCCACAGCTTGGAGTGCTGCTTGCCGCGGAGGCGCTCCGGCTCGTCGGCGGTGAAGATCAGGGAGACCGCGCCGTTGGGCCAGACCAGCTTGCGCTGGTAGGCCTTGTACTCGGGGCGCTCGTCGCGGGGGCAGCAGGCCAGGATGCCGGACTCACCCTCGATCATGATGTCCCGCGCGTCGTCGGTCGTGGCGCCGATCAGGTTGACGTACCGGTGGCCCGCGCTGATCCAGTGCCGGACGGTCTCGGCGCCGGTGCGCGTCTTGCCGAAGCCGCGGCCCGCGAGGATGAGCCAGTTCACCCACTCGCCCAGGGGCAGGTGCTGGTTGGGGCGCGCGTTGGCCGACCAGTCGCAGCGGCGGCGCTCCATCTCCTCCTCGAGGAGCTCACGCAGGGCGTCGGCCGACCCGCAGCGGCGGATGAGCTCTGCTGCGACCTGCAGGTCCAGGCCTTGATGCGTCGCCTGCCTCACGCCAGGTGCCTCACCTGCTGCGCCTCGTGGCCGGGCGTGGCCCAGTGCACCTTGACCGTCCAGCCGTCGGGACCGCCGTAGCAGTAGCACCAGAACGCCCGCGCGTCGGCCGGCGCCGGCTCGGCCAGGGCACAGTAGGCCTGGTACAGGTTGCGGGGCGTGGCACCTCGGCCGCCGTCGTCGGGGCAGTGCTTGCCGGCGAACTGCCTCTGCGACAGGCGCATGAGGGCCTCGCCACAGGCGACGCGGTCGGCGTGGAACCCAGTGTCAACTGCCCACATGGTGCTCTCCAGGTTGCTCGTCAGTCCTCGAACCGGCTGACCACCGGCTGGTGGCCCTCGAACTCCGCCCCGACCCCCAGCTTGCCCATCACCTCGAGCAGCTTCGCCAGCTCTTCGTTCGAGAGGTTGGCCAGCCGGTCGGCGCTGATGAAGCTGATGGGCTTGCCATCCCCGCCGTCGATGCCGATCGGGCGCTTGCGGTGCACGTAGGGCGCGGCTGCCGTAGCGGCGGCAATCCGCTTGTCCAGCTCCACCGGGATCTTCTTAGCCAGCACTTGCCCGGTGACGGGGTCCAGGCGGGGGAACACCTTGACCACGCCCTTCTTCTCGTCGACCACCTCGACCTCGTAGTCGTCGTACAGCTGGTCGCGGTACACGGCCGTGAGGAAGTCCAGCGGGCTCATCCCCGTGATGTTGAGCCAGCGGCGCTTCGCCTCGCTGATCATGTTCGTGACGCCGAGCGGACGACCTCCCATCTGGGCGCCCTTCTTGGCGGCCTCGACCGTCTTGGGGTCGCCCTTCTTGAAGCCGTAGGTGCTGGGGTCGCGGCGCTTGGAGGTAGGCGCCTTCTTCCCAGCTGGGGCCTTCGCTGGGGATTGGGGCTTGGGCTGGGCTTGTTTCATGGGTTGGAATTCTGCCTTCGTGCCCGGACCTTGTAACCCAGCTCGAAATGGCCCGGAATCACGACGGATTCGGCGGAAGCCTCAATTTCCGCAACTTACCAGCTGGATTATTGCGGAGGTAAATCAAGCACTTAGGGTGATCTCCCGCCTGGGCCTCTTTCGATGGCGTCGAATTACTACTCAATTGAGCCGTTCTCTGCACATGTTGGCTGGGAAAATAAATTTTCGAAGAGGCGAAAAATCCAATGAAATCAACGAGTTAGGATTCATTCTTTACTCTTCTACTATTCTACATATAGATTGATATGTGCAAGATAAGTTAATACAGATACTCCTCGGTCTATAAAGGCTGGACACTGATGTGCAGATGAAGGCGCGTAGAAATCCGGACCTAAGTGCTTGATTCTCTTGCCTTTGTCTCTCTGCGCCTCGGGCTGCGCTCTACGTGCAGAGTGTCTCCGAGCACCGACTGGTTTACATTGAAATCGGCCGAAAGTACGATTGCAGCCTTCCGACCGAGAGGAGCACAAGATGTCGACAGTATGCTTTTCCGCGCCCGAGGAGGTATTGGCCAAGGCCGACCGACTGATGGCCGAGGCCAATGCCGCGTGCATGAAGGCGATGCAGGACCCCTGCATCGGCGGCCGCGGCATGGACCTGGCCAGGTCGCGAGGCGCCGCGTTCGCGGCCGCATGGCTGGACGAGCGTAGGCCGAAGGGGTACCGCTCCAAGTCCGCCTTCATCACAGCCGCATTGGAGCATTACTCCAAGCACGTCGAGTCACAGCTGGAGGCCTTCAAGAATGCCAAGTCCTAAGCCCCGCAAGCCGACCGCCGCGGGCCCTAGCGACGCAGTCAAGCCGGCGAAGAAGCCCGCCATCAAGACGCCGATCCGGAGAAGGAAGTCCGATGATCCTCTACTCGACCTTATGCTCGGTGACCTCAAGCGCTCGGGCCTGGGGCCGGAGGACGCCGCTGCCATGCGCCTGCAGCCTGGCGACCTGGACGAGCTGCAGCTGCTCGGTCTCCCAGTATTCCAGTCTTACGTCATACCCTACCTGGACATCAAGGGCGAGCCGACGAAGTTTCGTCGCTGGCGATACCTCGAGGACACCCGCACCTCCATGCAGGTCAAGGCCGAGAAGAAGGCCTTGCGGTACGTTCAGACCGGAGACACCATGCCGGAGCTGTACTTCCCACCGCAGGTGGATTGGATGGAGGCAGCGAAGGACGTCACGACGGGGATCGTGATCACCGAGGGCGAGAAGAAGGCGGCCGCGGTCTGCAAGGCGGGACTGGCCTGCATCGGCCTGGGTGGCGTGTACTCGTTCAAGAGCAACAAGCGCAAGCTGCCCCTGATCCAGGACTTCTACCTCATCGATTGGAAGGACCGGGACGTAGTGATCGCCTACGACAGCGACGCCCACACCAACCACATGGTCATCGCGGCGCGCAACGAGCTGGCCCGCGAGCTGCAAGCCCTGGGCGCGATACCGCGCATTGCCGAGGTGCCGCCCTCCGAGGACGGGGAGAAACAGGGCATCGACGACATGATCGTGGCCGAAGGGGCTGAGGCTGCGCTGGGGTGTCTGGCGGAAGCCAAGACCTATGCCTCGAGCGCCGCGCTGCATGACCTCAACTCCGAGGTGGCCTACGTCCGCGACCCAGGCATCGTGGTGCGGATGGAGGACGGCTTCCAGATGCGGTCCAGCGACTTCACCGGCCACGCGTACGCCAACAGGCACTACCACGACGTGACCATGAGCTTCACCAAGGACGGCGCGCCGGTGGAGCGGATGGTCAAGAAGAAGGCGGCGCAGGCGTGGCTGGAGTGGGAGCACCGCTACGAGCTGGCCGCGATGGCCTACGAGCCGGGCTTGCCCAAGGTGACCGAGGACATGCGCCTCAACACCTGGCGCGGGTGGGGCTGCGAACCGAAGAAGGGGTCCATCAAGCCGTGGCGTGACCACCTGAAGCGGCTGTTTGGTGCGGATACGGAGATGGCAGCCTGGTTTGAGCGGTGGCTGGCCATGCCGCTGCAGAGGCCCGGGGTCAAGATGTTCAGCTGCGTCCTGCTCTGGGGCGCGGAGGAGGGCACGGGCAAGTCGTTGATCGGCACCACCATGGGCCGGATCTATGGGCAGAACTACACGCTGCTCACCGACAAGGAGCTCGGCGACGGCCGCAACGAGTGGGTGATCGGCAAGCAGTTCGTGCTCGGCGACGACGTGACCGGCCACGAGAACCGGAAGCACGCGGAGCGGCTCAAGGTCATCATCACCCAGGAGAAGATCCGCATCGACAAGAAGTACGTGCCCTCGTACGAGCTGCGGGACGTGCTAAACTACCTGTTCACCTCGAACCGGCCCGACGCCTTCTTCCTGGACGACAACAACCGGCGGAACTTCGTGTGGGAGGTGCCGGCCTCAGCCAAGATGACGAAGGCGCAGGTGGCCGAGTACTTCGCCTGGCTGGACGGCGAGGGGAAGGCAGCGCTGTTCCACCATCTGCTCGAGCTGGACCTTGGCGACATGGAGCCGAGCGACCCGGCGCCGTGGACCGAGGCCAAAGGCGCGATGGCGGAGGACTCGAGCTCTGCCCTGGGCGGGTGGATCATCGGGCTGAAGCGGTCGCCGGACGAGACGCTGGTGCTCGGCGACGCGAAGCTGTCAGGCGACCTGTGGTCCTCGCGCGACCTGCTGCGGGTGTACGACCCGGAGGAGCGGAAGGGCGTGACGATGTCGGCGGTCTCGAGGGAGATGAAGCGGGCGGGCTTCGGGCAGGCGTACAAGGGCATGCCGCTGCACACGCCGAAGGGCCAGCAAAGGCTGTTCGTCGTGCGAAACGCCGACACGTGGCTGAAGGAGTCCGGCCCGAAGTGCTCCGAGCACTACGCAGCCACCCGGTGCTCCGCCAAGGCCAAGAAGTTCGGCTAACGTCGATCGAGCGCCAGCTGGTTTACGCCGCTCGGACGGCGCGCTTAAATCCGTTCGACGTTCAGGCACGGCCGCTTGAGCGACGACAGGAGAACACGACATGACCCCCGAACAGATAGACAAGGGCGCCCAGGCATTGAGAGCCGCCGTATACGAAGTGGTCACTACCTGGGACGACAAGCCCGAGGCGTTGAAGGAGAAGTGGCGCGGCTACGCGAAGATCTGCGCCGAGGCGATGGGCCTCGCAGTCGTGGTGAAGACGATGGGCATCACCAGCGTCTACAACCTGAACTCCAAGATCGAAGACGAGCTGCACAGGGCTCTCGTGTCGCTGGGCTGGACGCCACCGCCCGTGGTCGCTGCCGACGGCCTGTCCTTCCGCGACGTGCCGGGCGCCGACATGATGGACGACCAGGGCACGCACGCGGTTGAAGAGTTCCTCTCGCGGCGGCGCAACATGGATTACGCCCACCTCGGTGCCGAGGCCTTCGTGCCTCCGCTCGAGCACCTGGTGGAGACGCTCGAGGGAAAGGAGCGGCTGAAGGGCATGATCACCCGGGCCGAAGGTGCGCGCACCGAGAGGAAGATGGTGCTGCTGGGCGACAGCGCCGGCCTGGACATGCGCATGGTGGACGGCAGGCTGGTCGAGACGCGCTGGGTTGCGTCGCCTGCAGACGGCCCGATGCATGCGGTCCGCACAGTCAGCGGCGACAACGACCAGTGCACTCAGTGCGGCGAGCCCAAGTCGCTGTACTGCATGACTGGGCACAAGGACCCTGACCTGCAGCATCCGACCAAGGAGGCCGAGGCACGCGTAACTGCAGGATTGGCTGCCTTCCTGCATGGCCACCATCCTGCCTGCAACGTGGTGCACCCGGCTGAAGAGACTGGTGTGTGCGACTGCGAGGAGATCAAAGAGTTTGAGACCGCTGCAAAGAATGGCGGCCCGCGTCCTCCGGCGGATGCGCTGCCAGGCTGCACGACCTGCAACGCCACGGGCAAGGTGCTGACGCTCAACCACCTGAACGTGGAAGAGGAGATCGAGTGCCCCGACTGTGACGGAGATGGGTCGTGAGCCGCCTCACCCATTACGAGTGGCTCGGCGTCCATAGGTCCTCCACCCAGGAGGAGGTCAAGGACGCCTGGAAGGCCAAGGCCTCAAAGCTGCATCCCGACCGGAACGTCGGGCTGAACGAGCAGGAGCAGAAGGCGCGGGCCGACAGCTTCGCCATGGCCAGCCAGGCCTGGGCCGTGCTCGGCGACGTCAAGCGCCGTGCGGCCTACGACAAAGAAGTGGCCCTCCTGCGGCCGGTGTGCGAACCTTGCAAGGGCAAGGGCTGCACGTACGAGCAGAAGAGCATCCGGGTCCGCGTGGCCCACATCTGCGGCGCCTGCAACGGGGTCGGCCGCTCCGACAAGAGAGTGAGAAAGACATGAGCAACATCTACAAGGTGGTGGCGCCGAACCCCAAGACCGGCGGCAAGGAAGTCCGGTGGGCCGGCAGCATGGCCCAGGTGCGCGAGCACAAGGCGACGCTGGTCGACGACCTGGGCATCAAGGCCAAGGAGGTCAAGCACGACGAGCTTGAGATCGCCTACAGCAAGGCCGGCGTCATCGAGTTCCTCAACGAACACGCCATCAAGGGCTGAACCGAGCAGGCAGGTGGGGTTGGTGGGGTCACCGGCCGGCCTGCCGCGGGGTCTCGCGTAGGGGCGAGGTGGCCGCCGTCGGTTCGATGCCGACGACCCCGCGTTAGATCAAACTGGAGAACGACATGACGATCCATACGGTCACTGAGGTGACGATCAAGAAACTGCCCAGCATGCACAACCTGCGCATCACACGGGCCAACCCGTCCAGCACGGAACCCGGCGTGATCATCCTCAAGGACGACGAAGAAGTCACCCTGGAGATCTACGGCGGGTCCGAAGGCGGGATCATCAGCATGTACGAGATCGAGAAGCCGACCGCCGTGCAGGAAGCCGTCGACGAAGAGACGCGGCAGGACCTGGACCAGGCGCAGCACGACGAAGGCAACGCGCCCGACTGAACGCAGATCACGTGGCTGAATGGCAAGGCACGGCTAATCCCCACAGGGGAACGCCGTTTGCAGGTTCGAATCCTGCCGTGATCACCAAGATAGGGCCAAGACCGAACGCCCGGCACGGTGCCGAAGGACGGTCCGCCAATGCAAAGGAGCACACCATGGCGAAGAAGGAAGAAGCGGTCGACAAGACCCAGGCGAAGGTGGACAAGGCGGTCGCGGCCGCGCTGAAGACGGAACGTGCCCGCGTGAAGAAGGCCGTGGCCAACGTGGCCTGGCCCGAAGGCATCGCGGTGCGCCAGCAGTACGACATCAAGCGTGCCGTGAACGAGGCCATCGCCGCGCCGGCCTGACCGACGCGTCCCGAGGGACTTCGCTGCCGGCCCGCGCTACCAGGCGCGGGCCTTTTCATTTCCAATACAGAAGGAGGGCGACATGCCCAAGCCGCCGATCGCACGTTCCGCCAACTACGAGGTCATGTTCGACCTGGAAACCCTGGGCACGAAGCCCGGGTGCGTAGTCCTCAGCGTGGGGGCGGTGATCTTCGACACCGTGAAGCTCGAGATCACCGACGAGTTCTACATGGTGGCCAGCCAGAGGTCGCAGCTCGACTTGGGCCTGACCGCCGACCCCGACACCGTGGCCTGGTGGGGCAAGCAGTCGGCCGAGGCCCGCCAGGTGCTGTCGGACTCAGGCAACGTGAAGAAGTCCAAAGGCATCGGCAAGGTGCTGGACGAGTTCTCCAAGTTCGTCGTGAGCCGCGAGGACAGCACGACGAAGGGCAAGACCGAGGTCTGGTCCAACGGGCCGGAGTTCGACTTCGTCATCCTCGAGCACGCCGCCGGGCTGGCCAACCGCACGCTGCCCTGGAAGTTCTGGAACAACCACAGCCTGCGCACCATCCGCAAGCTGAACGCCAAGGTGCCCAAGGTGCCGATGCGGGCCGGCGCGGCGCACAACGCGCTCGAAGATGCCCGCAACCAGGCCGAGCACGTGATGGCGATCTACCGCCACATCCGCGGAGGCTGAAGTGGCCAACATCGATGGCGCCATCAAGGCGCTGGACGAGAGGGCTGCACAGGCGGTCAGGTCGCTGCGGGCGCAGGCCACGGCTCTGAACCTCTTGGCGACGGAGATCGAGACGACGCCGGCCACCTCGGAGCGTCTTGAGAAGTGGGCAGCGGTGACGTGCGCCCACGCAGACCAGGTGGACTATGTGGCCGAGAGGCTGCGAGGAGCTCAACCATGAGAGCAGACAACCTTCACCCGCCGCACGGCTTTATGACCATGCTGAGGCTGGCCAAAGAAAACGGGCTTGACAATGCGCCTGACTTTGTCAACCTGATGCAAGCCTACGTCGTGCCGGTGCCGCCCGTCATGACAGAAGCCGAGCGTCAGCAGTGCCGCATCCTCGAGGAGCACGTACCGACCCTCACGCACGTCGCTGCCGCGGCCCTCTGCAGCAACTGGCCATCGCCGATCCTGCAGACTTGGTCTGCAGCCCGCTACCCTCAGGTCCACCACACGGTGCGGCCATGGAGCGCATCATGACCGTTGCAACCCAAGTCATCCGTCCGATGAAGGCACCGACCGAGTCCGTGTCCGACTTCGAGGCGCTGCACTACCCGCTGCTCGGCAGCCCAAAGATCGACGGCCAGCGGTGCATGGGCCACGCCGGCAGGATCTGGACCTCTACCATGAGCCCGTTCCCGAACGTCAACCTGAACAAGGTGATGACCGGCCGGTGGCTGGACGGCCTGGACGGCGAGATCGTGGTGGGCCTGCCCAATGGCGAGAACGTCCTGAAGCGCACGAAGGCCGTGATGGCGCGCGAGGGATCGCCCGAGTTCACTTGGTACGTCTTTGACGACTACAGTCGCGCTGACCTGCCCTTTGAGCAGCGTTTCGGCAACGCGGCCAGACGTGTGCACGAGTTCACTAAAGGGCTCCGTCGCATCTGCGTCGTGCCGCTGCCGCAGAGCATTCTGCGAAGCGCCAAGGACGCGGCCGAGTACGAGCTGTGCTGCATCAACAGCGGATACGAAGGGATGATGCTCCGCGACCCGCGCGCGCCGTACAAGTTCGGCCGGGCCACGCTCAAGGAGGCGTCCATTTTCAAGTGCAAGCGATGGGACGATGCAGAGGCCGTGGTCGTCGACCTGGTGCAGGGTTCGGTGAACGGCAACGAGGCCGTGCGTCGCGGCGACGGCGGCATCAAGCGCTCCACCTCGAAGGAGGGTCTGATGCCCAGCGGCGCGGTCGGCACCCTGGTGTGCATGGACCTCTCCACCCGTGCCGAGATCAGGGTGGCCACGGGCACGATGACGGCGGCGGAGGCCGCGCACTACTGGCAGGAGCCGCGCGACATCGTGGGGAAGATCATCACCTACAAGTACATGCCCTACGGCACCGATCGGCTGCCCCGCCACCCCACCTTCAAGTGCATCCGGCTCGACGTCTGAGCCAGCTGGGTTACAAGCCGGAAACTGTCGGCTAATATCTCGACCGTGCTGCCTTCGGGCGGCGCCACCCGTAGCTTCGCGCATCGCAACTAACAGGAGAAGGCCCATGGCCACCAAAGCCGCCGTCCCGGCAAAGAAGTACGCCCGTTCCCCCGCTGCAAAAGCAGGCTCGAAGATGCTCGAGAGAGTCGTCGACGAAGCTCTGCTCAAGAAGCCCTCTGGCAAGGCCGCTGTGAATCGGAAGATTGCCCGCAAGCCGGTCAAGATCCCGAAGACCGTCGCCGCCGCGGCCGACCTCTACTTCACCACCCGCGAGTCTCGCCTTGACGTGGAGCGGTCCATCAAGGATAAGGTCGAAGGCTTCAAGGCCGACGAAGCCATCCTCCGCGAACACCTCATCGAGCAGCTCCCTGCGTCCGACGCCACCGGCGTCTCCGGCAAGCTGGTCCGCGTGTCGATCAAGAAGGGCGTCGCGCCGCAGGCCGACGACTGGACCAAGATCTACGCCCACGTGGTCGCCGAGTACGCCCGGCTCAAGAAGGTCAAGGGCGCCAATCCCGACGAGGCCTTTGCCATCCTCGGCCGTGCGCTGAACACCGACCACATCAAGACGCTCTGGGACGACGGCAAGGTCGTGCCCGGCGTCGGCAAGTTCAACACCAAGTCGCTGTCCGTCAACAAGCTCTGACCGGACCAGCAGGCACCTCGGCAACACAGCCGGAGACACACATGAACGACGGAAACTCCAAGGGCCTCTGGCTCGTGCGGATCGCGCTCTGCGTCATCTTTGCCTTCTGCCTGGCGGGCCTGCTCGCCGGATGCGGAGGCGGGGGAGACGACGGCGAAGACGAGCACGTCGGCACGCCTGTCACCGCTTGCGCCGCGTCCTCCGCGGCCTGCAAGTAAACCCAATACCGAACGAAACTCAGAAGGAACGCCATGGCCACGAAGACTGCCAAAGCCGCTGCGCCCGCACCGGCGAAGAAGACCACCGGGACCGCCCTGGTGAAGTGGGACGAGAAGCTGGCCGCCAAGGCCACTGCCGCTAAGAAGGTCGCCGCGGCGATCGGCGGCGGGTCGAAGAACACGCTGTCCTTCAAGGGCGGCAAGCTGACCTACCAGGGCGGCGTGATCCCCGGCGGCGAGCTGGACATCGTGGTGCTGATGGCCACGAACGAGAACAACTACTTCTCGGGCCGCTACGACCCCAACAACCCGGCCAGCCCGAAGTGCTATGCGTTTGGCAGCCCGGATGGCGACGACGAAAACATGGGCCCGGACGTCCGGGCCCACTTCAAGGGCCGTGAGGGCGACGTGCAGTCCGAGACCGGTCGCTGCGCCGACTGCCCGCACAACGAGTGGGGCAGCGCGGACACCGGCCGCGGCAAGGCGTGCAAGAACGTCGTGTCGCTGGCCTTCGTCGCGGCCGACGCCCTCGAGTCCGAGGAGACGCTGGCCAAGGCCGAGGTGATCTACGCGAAGCTGCCGGTCACCTCCGGCAAGAGCTGGAAGGGCTACGTCAACGACCTGGGCGACAAGCACTTCATCGAATACGTCACCACCATCTCCGTGACGCCCAGCGGCGAGACCTACACGATCGACTTCGTCGCCAAGGAAGAGGTCGAGAAGAACGCCGTCTTCGGTGCACTGATCGACCTGTCGGACAAGGAAGAGCGCAAGCCGCGCGAGGCCTACCCGGTGTTCGACGACGCCCCGCCCGCCCGTGGCAAGGGCCGTACCATCCCGATCAAGGCGGCGCCGGCCAAGAAGGCCGTGAAGCCCGCCGCGCGGAAGTACTGATCCCGGCCTCCCAGCCGAATCGGGCCTAGACCAGGGCGTCAGACCGTGCAGCTTCCCTCCTCGGCTGCACGGGCCCGCTGAAGGCCGCCGGACGGCGTAACCGGCACATACACAAGGAGGCCGCATGGCCAAGAAACAGTCCGACCAGTACGCGGCTTGCGCCGATGCCCTCGAGAGCTGGGCGACACTGAACGAGTTCCTTCGCGGCGCACCGGAGGACATCGCCCAGGCACTGCTCAACCTCGAGCGCGGCGGCAAGCGCCGGGTCCAGTACCTGCTGCGCATCCATGCCAGGTACAACAAGATGCGCGCCCAGCGCGAACGGGCCGAGCTGCTCAAGGGAGCGGCGGTATGAAGAACATCCAGCACATCTCAAACAACGACGTCCTGCCGGCGCCGCCGGGCGTGCCTCACGAGGAGTGCACGCCGCTGTTCATCACCCGCACGGACTTTGGCGACGAGGGCCGGCCCGAGCCAGGGCTGGTGACCTTCTGGCAGCCTGACCAAGAGGAAATCGCCAGCATCCTGGCCGGCAAGCCGATCATGCTGTTTGTGTGGGGCCATACCCACCCGCCGCTCGGCCTCTCAGTGGAGTCGCGTCATGCCCCGATCGTCAAAGGTTAAGGTCCCCGACGTGGCCGTGGTGGACTTCGAGACGAAGCCCATCGAGAACGGACCGTCGTATCCGCCGGAGCCGGTCGGCGTGTCCATCATGCTCCCTGGGGAACGCGGCGGCAAGTATTACGCCTGGGGCCACCCGAGCGAGAACAACTGCACCAGGGAGGACGGCATCCGGGCCCTGAAGCAGGTGTGGTCCGGCGGCCTGCCGATCCTTTGCCACCATGCCAAGTTCGACGTGCGAGTCGCGGTCGAGCGGTGCGGCCTGCCGATGCTCCCCTGGGAGCGTGTGCATGAGACCATGTACCTGCTCTTCCTGGTGGACCCGTACAGCAACCGGCTCGACCTGAAGGGCGCGGCCGAGGACTTGCTGGGCATGCAGCCCGAGGAGCAAGACGCCATCCGCGAGTGGGCCATCGCGCAGAAGCTGATGCCCAAGACCCGCAAGAACGCCGGCGAGTTCATCCACCTGGCGCCGGGCAAGATGGTCGGCAAGTACGCCAACGGCGACACGCTGCGTACCAAGAAGCTGTTCCTCCACTGCTATCCCGAGGTGGTGGAGCGAGGCATGCTGAAGGCCTACCAGCGTGAACAGCGGCTGCTGCCGGTGCTGATGGAGAATGAGAAGGAGGGCATCGCCACCGACCTCGCCTTGCTGCGGGCCGACGCCAAGAAATACGGCGCCTACAGCGACGCGGAGAAGTTCGGGGAACCGTCAATGTTCTCCGGCGGCGCGATGGACCAGGCCGACGACTGGCTGCGCCGCATGCTGAAGGCCAAGACCCTGAACGTGGACTCCGACGAGGAACTGGCGAACGCCCTGATCAAGGCGAAGAAGGCCGACCCCGACGGTTTCATGCTAACGCCCACCGGTAAGCGCTCCACGGCCAAGGACTCCATCATCGGCGCCGTGAAGGACAAGAAGGTGCTCGGCGTGCTGCAGTACCGGTCGAAGCTGGCCACCGCCAAGAACACCTTCCTGCTGCCCTGGCTCAAAGAGTCGGAGGAGTTTGCGCTCAAGACCGGCCAGGCGCGGGTGCACCCTTCGTGGAACCAGGTGCGGCAGCAGGGCGCCGGCGCGCGGACGGGACGGCTGTCGGCGTCACGGTTCATGAACGTGCCCAAGCCCTTCATGGAGAAGGCCGGCAAGTACGAGCACCCGGCCTATGCCGGCTTGCCAGAGCTACCGGTGGTGCGGAACTACACGCTACCCGACAAGGGTCACGTGTGGGGAAAGCGGGACTACTCGCAGCAGGAGCTTCGTGTCCTCGGCCACTTCGAGGACGGCGAGCTGCTGGAGCAGTACCGTGAAGACCCGTACATGGACGTGCATGTCACGGCCACGAAGATGATGCTGAACGAGGGCATCGACACCAACCGTGACCAGATGAAGACCATCGGCTTCGGGCTGATCTACGGCATGGGCTTGGGCTCGCTGGCCGAACGACTGGGCGTCGACGTCGCCACGGCGAAGCGGCTCAAGGCGGCCTACCTCGGCATGTTCCCTGGCCTGAAGGCGCTCATCGATGACCTGACCGCGATTGGCAAGTCCGGCGAGGCGATGCGCACCTGGGGCGGTAGGCAGTACTACGTTGAGCCGCCGAAGTACTCCAGCGAATACGGCCGCGTCCAGTCGTTCGAATACAAGCTCATCAACTACCTGGTCCAGGGCTCGTCGGCCGACTGCACGAAGGAGGCCATCATCCGCTATCACGAGGCCAAGAAGCACGGCCGCTTCCGCGTCACGGTCCACGACGAGATCAACATCTCCGCGCCGACTAAGGCCATGAAGAACGAGCTCCTGCTGCTCCGCGATGTCATGGCCTCCATCGAGTTCGATGTGCCGATGCTCAGCGAGGCCTCGATGGGCGACGCATGGGGCCGGCTGAAGAAGTTCGAGGAGCCGCGGTACTCCGCCAACAAGTCTCTCTACAGGAGCGCAGCATGAGCACCGCCTGCCAATGTCCCGAACGGAAGGTGACGTTGTCCGCCCGTAAATGGGTGGTGCTGCGACGCAATCGGCATTACTCTACCTTCTCCAAGCTGAGGCATTGTGGCGGCGAGTACTCCGATTACAGCCTGTGCAAGTGCCTCGCCTGTGGGGCTCTGTGGAGTACTAAGGCTTCCTACGTGAGCGCTCTCCCTGACATCAAAAGGAATTGACATGCCCGTCGCACCCAAGGCCGTCGCAGGCCCGACTCACTTCCTGGCCTGGAGCTTCTCCCGGCTGAACGACTACCGCAAGTGCCCCAAGCAGGCCTTCTACAAGCACATCAAGAAGATCGCCGAGAAGACCACGTCGCCGGCACTGATCCGCGGCTCGGCCATCCACGAGATGTGCCAGACGTTCGCTCAGAAGACCGCCAAGACCAAGTGCCCGGCGGAGCTGGCCACCTTCGAAGAGGAGTTCCGCGTCCTGCAAAAGCACCGGGCCACGCTGGCTTGCGAACAGCAGGTGGCCTTTGACAAGAACTGGAACAAGGTCGACTGGTTCGATAAGGCCGCCTGGTGCCGCCAGATCATCGACGCGTGGTACATGCATTCGGTGGAATCGCCCGACGGCACGCGCCTGGTCGTGATCGACTACAAGACCGGCAAGCTCAACGACGACCACCTCGAGCAGCTGTCCCTCTACGCCCTGAGCGGCCTGTTGCTGTTCCCGGACGTTGACGAGGTCGAGGTGCAGCTGTGGTACCTGGACCAAGGCGTGCAGCGGCCGGATGTGCCGAAGGTCTACACGCGCAAGGACATCCCCGCGCTCAAGAAGCTGTGGGAGAAGAACGTCTCCTTGCTGCTGAAGGACCGCACGTTCAAGGAGAAGCCGGGCAAGGCCTGCACTTGGTGCCCGTTCAGCAAGGGCAAGGGCGGCCCCTGCAAGTTCTGATCCGTAGCCCGTCCAACCAAAGAAGGAGAGACACATGAAAGCACCCAAGTACGCCCAGAACCTGCTGGCCCGCACGCTCGCCTGGCTCGTCGTGTCGAAGCACGACATGGGCGACCACCTCAATGCCGTGGCCAACGCGGCGCGGGCCATGGAGGCTTCGACCGAGATGCCCAAGGTGGCCGTGCTGTGCGGCAGCACCCGGTTCAAGGAGGAATTTGAGAAGGCCAACGCCGACCTGACGCTGGCCGGCTACATCGTCCTGTCCGTCGGACACTTCTCCCGTGCTACGCCGGAGGAGCGAGCGCAAGGCCTGTTCTCCGACATCTCGCCGGAGGAGAAGGCCGAGCTGGACGTGCTGCACAAGCGGAAGATCGACCTTGCCGACGTCGTGGTGGTCCTGAACAAGGGCTTCTACACCGGCGAGTCAACCAACAGCGAGATCATGTATGCCCACCAGCACGGCAAGCCGGTGTACTGGCTAGAGGCCACAGACGGGGCCTACAGCATCTACGACTTGATGCCTCAGAGCTGACATGGCCTGGGCGCAGCGAGAACTGGTGGCGGAGAACGAGACCAACTCGTGGTACGACCTCCGCTGGCCGATGCTGCGGACAAAGATGAACCTGAGGGGGCGCAAGGGGTGGCCGGACAACGTCTACTGGCTGCCGCTGCGCCCCCTGCTCATCGAGTTCAAGGCACCGGGCGAGACGCCGGGGCCGCTGCAGCTTGAGACCCACCGCGTACTGAGAGAGCAAGGCTATGAAGTCCAAGTCCACACTGTTGCCGCAGAAGCCAAGGCGGCCATCCTCGAAGCCATCGAGGCCCGCAAGGCAGAGCTCGTCCGGCACCGAGCCGTCTACCAATGGGCCAATCCCGTGGGAGCCGGCACCCTACCAGCTCGACGCGGCGAAGTTCCTCGTCCAGAACGGAAGTGCCGGCTTGTTTCTGGATCCGGGCCTGCGCAAGACGTCGATCATGCTGGCCGCGTTCAAGGTCCTGCGAAAGCGAAGGTTCGCAAGGTCAATGCTGGTGGTGGCGCCGCCTCAGGTGTGCGCGATCACGTGGGCCGAGGAGGTGGCCAAGTGGGCCGACTTCAACGACCTGAAGGTGGTCAACCTGACCGGGCCAAAGAAGGAAAGCCTGCTCGACGCCGGCGCTGACATCTACATGCTCAGCTTCGCCCAGCTGCCCTGGTTCTTCCAGTGCGAGAAGCTGGTGTCGGCAAAGTCGGGTAAGGTCAAAGTCACCCTCGGCTTCGACAACCTGCGGCGGATCGACGCCAACATCCTGGCCATCGACGAGATCAGCAAGGCGCGCAACACCAACTCGCTCACCTTCAAGATCCTCAAGGAGGCGCGCGAGAAGGTCGACCGCGTCTACGGCGCCACCGGTACTTTCTCACCGAAGTCGCTGATGGACCTCTACGGGATCATGTACCTGATCGACGGCGGCTACTCGCTGGGCGCGTACATTACACACTACCGCAGGGAGTACTTCTACCCCACCGGCTACGGAGGGTTCACCTACGAGCTGAAGGACGACGGCTTCGACCGGATCATGAAGGCCATCGAGCGCTTCACCTACCGCCTAGACCCCAAGGACTACGTCAAGCTGCCGGAGCTGGTGGAGAATGTGGTCAAGGTGGTGCTGCCTCCGGATGCCCGCAAGGTCTACGACGAGATCGAGGACGACTTCTTCACCGAGATCGACGAGGTGGGGGTGGCGGCCCTGAACGGCGGCGTGGCTCACGGCAAGTGCAAGCAGGTCGTCGGAGGTGGTCTGTACGACGCGGTCAAGGTGGACGAGGAGACCGGCATCCCGATCAAGGGCAAGCGGGACTGGTTCCTGCTGCACGGCGCCAAGGTCGAGGCGGTGCAGGACCTGTTCGAAGAGCTCAACGGCCAGCAGCTGATGGTGGCTTACTGGTACGGCCACGACCTGGAGCAGCTTCGCAAGGCGTTTCCGAAGGCACCGGTGTTCGGCGGCGGTACGACGGATGCCGCTCGCAAGAAGATTGTGACCAACTGGAATGCCGGCAAGACGCCTCTGTTGTTGGTGCATCCGGGTTCCATGTCACATGGCCTGAACATGCAGGGCTCAAACGCCTGCCACATCGCCTGGTTCTCCCTGGTGGAGGACCGCGAGCAATACGACCAGACCATCGCGCGCCTCCGCCGCTCCGGCAACCAGGCGTCGACCGTTTTTTCCCATCTCATAGTGGCGAAGGACACGGTCGACGAGATCACGCTGCGACGGTCGTCAAAGAAGGACAGGACCCAGAAGGCGGTGGGGCAGGCACTGGCGGAGTACACGCTCCGTCGACGCCGGGCGTTGAGGCTTGCCAAGGTCCGCAAATAGATACTTGCAACAGATGCAACAGGCCATTCCCAGCACTGGGACTCCGACCTAATATCTATCCAACGCAAACAAATAACTGTTTGCTGACTGAGCGGAGTCAGACATGAACGAGATCACTGCTGAACAGGCAGCCCAACAAGAGACGTGCGTGCTGGTCGTCTCTGTGGCAGGACGCCGCGGCTCACAGACCTTTGTGTGCCAAAGCCTGAGCGAAGCGTCACAAGCACTGCGCAAGGTCATCGTAGAAGAAGACCTTTGCATGTCGGACCTCAAGAAGAACTGCGGCCTTGTCGTCAAGTCTTTCTCCGACAGGCGCGTGCTGGCGCGCGTTTCCTTCAACGGTCGCATCTGGGAAGAGGCGCCTCGCGTGCTGACGCTCAAGGAGATGACGCAATGAGAGTCCCTAAGATCATCACGAAGGCGATCAGGCGCTACTACAGTGACAATGCCAACCCTGAGAAGATCTGCCACAAGTACGTCGTGAAGGCGGAAGTGTACCAAGTGCTGCCCAACGGCGCCTGTCTGTACAAAGTGACGGAGATCCTCAACGAGTCTGGACGGCCCGACGCCGAATGGGCGGCGACGACGGAAGTCGGCTGCGAAGGCGGCTTCAACTCCAAGTATCTAGAAGGCCTGATGGCCGCAGGCGAAATACTCAAAGTGCACGACTGGCAGGACCTCGAGCCCAAGCCGTTCGAGCCCGTCAAGCGCAAGCGTGCAAAGAAGGTGAACTAACATGGACATACCCATCATGCAGATGAGGCGCGTCGCCGTCGCGCTGACGAGCCTCAAGGCGCTCGGATGCCAGCGTCCGTCGTTCACCTACCAGAGCGGTGCCGACGTCGTGACCGTTAGCGAGGACGGCTTCGGGCAGATCCGCATCTGCGACGGACATAGCTTCGTGCGCTTCTCCAGCGTCGAGGCCCTCGTGCGGACCGTCGAGTCCGTCGGCGTTCTGTAAAACCTACGGCGCCTTTGACGCCAAACAGGAGCACCCATCGTGGAAACTTCCGCGGAAGTCGACGTGCCGAGTGCGCGATTGCGCATCGACGGTCAACGTCGGATCGCTTTAGAGTACCATCGCGACGTCAGACGTGAGAAGTCTCGGTGGCTCTCGTTCAGTCCCAGCGGCCTCGTCAAGAACGAGGGAGGGACGCAGTCGTTCGAGCGGATGTTCCCGTCCGCACTGGAAAAACCCGTGGGGGCGGCGGCGCTGCGTCTCCTCGAGCTCAACCGCAGCGCTTACCTGCCGGAAGACGGCGTCGTCAACATCCTTTTGGAGACCTATCTCATGTCCACCGTGAAGACCACCGACCTCAACGCCATGACGCTCGACCAGCTGATGGCCGTGTACAACGACCTGGCCAAGGCCAACGGCAAGCCCGAGGTCAAGAAGTTCAAGTCCAAGGCCGAGGCAATGCAGCGCGTCGCCGCCTTGGGCGGCGAGACCGTCCAGCCGACGGAAAAGCAGAAGGAGAACAAGGCCAAGAGCGTCGAGGCCGCCGAGAAGCGTCTGGCAAAGCTGAAGGCCGAGAAGCCCGAGGCCTCGGAAAAGTCGAAGCGTCCCAAGGCCGGCGAGACGAAGACCAGCGCCAGCAAGGCCCTGTTCAAGAAAGCGGACAAGGTGGCAGGCGACGTCAAGCCCCGCGGCCCCGGCATCGGCGCTTTCTGCATGGACCTGATCAAGGCCAAGAAGGGCGAGATCTCCAATGAGGACGTGCTGTCGCAAGCCCTCAAGAAGTTCCCTGGCGCCAAGACCTCTGCGGCCTCGATCGCCTGGTATCGCAACAAGCTGAAATCCGAGGGCGCCATCGCCTGATCGGGTTCGTCCCTCGAGGGAGGGCAAACCTAGGAGCACACGACATGGCAAGCAAGCATCCCCTCCGTCGATCGACCGACCGCGGCCACCCGCTGCGACGGTCGACGGACCCGAAACCGGCGGCCGGCATCGGCGCCCTGGTCGACGGCCTGCTCATCAAGGGCAAGACCACCGACCAGATCGTCGCGGCCGTCCATCAACGGTTCCCGGAGTCGAACACCTCTGCGAAGACCGTGTCGTGGTACCGCTCGAAGCTCCGCGCATCAGGCCGGCTGAAGTGAACTGTTGATCTAGGCGCGCAGCGCCTAGATCTTTACTTGGAGAGTGAAGATGACAAGACTTTTGGGAGATCAACTGATGAACAGTAATGTAGGTGCAGCTTCGCCGCCTTTCCCGCCGGCTCCCCGTACCGTGGCGGTCGAGCTGCTCGACGCGCCGGTGGAAGACCTGCTCTGGGTACTCAAGACAAAGCACCCGTCGGTCGAAGCCTATGACGTACGGGCGATCGAATCCAAGGCTCTGCTGGCCGAGCTCTCCCGCCGCGGCGGTACGACCGGCGCGGTGGCCGACGCGCAGCTGCTGGTGATCCAGAAGAGCCAGGACTACAACCAACCCGCGGGCAACCGGCTGTCGGCCAACGCCGCCCTCGAGGCCGACCGCGACTCTTACTTCCCGTTTGGGCTGGCGTCGTACGTCCACATGCTGCACGTCAAGGCGCAGCGGGCCGTGAGCCTCGTGCGGAAGCAGCAGGCCGGCGGCGAGCCGAACTTCGAAGGCCTGCGCGACACGGCGCTGGACCTCATCAACTACGCGTCCTTCCTGGTGGAGCGCATGGACCGGGGAGACCTGAAGTGAGACGCCGCCAAGACGGTATGGCCGTGGCGACAAAGCCGGCAAAGACCATTCAGGTGGTCCACGGCCTGAGTCGCCCAATGGCCGCCCAGCTTAGCGAGCTCATCAAGAAGCACGTCGATGCGCAGGTGGCCGACTCGTGGAAAGGCGGAGGCGACCCCTCCGACATTCCGATCATCGAAGCGGAGGCCGAGCTGGCACGCGTCAAGCTCATCGCCTTCATTGAAAGACTCGTGAGGGAAGCAGAATGAAGGAATGGCACAAGATCCTCCGGCGGGTGCTGGAGCACGGGGAGGAGCGGCCTGACCGCACCGGCGTCGGCACGCTGTCGGTGTTCGGGGCACAGGTGGTGTTCGACAACAGCACATCGTTCCCGGCCTTCACCACGAAGAAGCTGTTCTTCGAAAGCGTCAAGGCGGAGCTGTCAGCCTTCCTCCACGGGTTCGACACGCTCGACCAGTTCCACTCGGTCGGCTGTTCGATCTGGGACGGCAACGGCACGGCCGACTACTGGACGTCCAGGGGCGACAAGCAGGCTGCCGGATGGCTCGGCCGCATCTACGGCGTGCAGTGGCGGCGGTGGCGGTCGTACCTTCCGCTGCCGCATGGTGACGGCCTGAAGGAAGCGCTGTCTGGCAACGCGCCTGCCTTCAAGATCACTGATCAGCTCAAGGGCCTGGTACACGACCTGAGTGCCGATCCGTTTGGCCGGCGCCACCTGGTCACGGCCTGGAACCCCGGCGAGCTGGACCAGATGTGCCTGCCGCCGTGCCACGTGCTGTTCCAGTGCTACGTCAGGCAGGGCCTCATGAACGACCTGTACCTCGACCTGCGCGTCGACATGCGTTCGGTGGACCTGTTCCTCGGACTGCCGTTCGACGTCGCCGGCTACGCCCTGCTGCAGCGATTGCTGGCCAAGGAGACGCTCATGTCGCCCGGCCGCCTGGTCTTCCAGCTCGGCGACGCGCACATCTACAGGAACCACCTCGACCAGGTAAGGACGGTGCTGGCCCGCGAGC